AAGAATCTCAAGGTGTCGTAGTGGCTGCAGTAATCGTAGGTCAACTAGCTCAAGTCAGGAGACTTAAGTAATTGTTTAACAAGATCAAGAAGTACTTTAAAGAAATTACGGCTGAGACATACACCTTGGTCGGACTCGGTATTGCTTACTTTACATTAGATGGCAGTGCAAAGAAAGTTACAGGAGTTTTAATCATGGTTGGTTTTATTCTGTGGCTAGTAACTATACCATTAAGAGAAGAGGATGAAGACTAATGGCTTTGCCAATCAAAGATGGAAAGATCACATGCGAATATAAACGCCGTGGGAAGATGTGGTCAAAAGGTTACCACACGGGCTGTGACTTTGCAGTGCCAGTAGGTACAGAAGTTCTTGCAGTTGCTGATGGCGTAGTTGCTAATGCTAACTGGGGAAAATCATATGGCGTACAAATTGTAGAAGCCTTGCCTGATGGAACATTCTTTATCTATGCTCACTTAAGCAAGTCGCTGGTCAAGCCAGGCGATAAGGTTTCCAAAAATCAGGTCATCGGAAAATCTGGTAATACAGGTAACTCATCAGGTCCCCATCTTCACGTAGAGCTCAGAAATGGACCTCGCTGGAGCACAAGCAAAGACTTAGACCCAAAGGGAGTATTAGCACTATGAGTGGTATTTTATTTAAAGATGAATCAGGTAAAGCAAAGCAATCTATTCCACCTAAGACTTGGACTTATGTAAAGTTTCAAGGTAAAGATAAATTTGTAGTTCCTGAAACTGGTGTATGGGAATGGACTGTAGTACTGCGTGTTGAGTATCCCGCTGGTGCTGGAGATGTACTACGTGGTCGTCTATGTCGTTACCCAGGTACAGATCAGTTAGATGAGACTGGTCACGATGACAAGAACACATCTGGTTGGGCTGGTTCTACTTACCATTCTCACTGGTCACATACTATTGACTGTAACCCTAAGATGCCTATTGGTTTTTGGGTGTGGCATAACGGTGCTGCACCTATAGTACTTGATGGTCGTCAGATTAAAGCTAAGAAAATTTAATAGATAATAAATTATAATCCCCTCTGGGGTAGTAGAGTATGAACTTAGTACCTACCACCCTAAGAGGGGTTATTTTTTTATGTATTACTTAGGTAGTCTTCATCTTTTACTGGTGGATTACCACCAAGTATCTTGACCATTTTGTTGACTGCTCTGTTAGCTTCCATCATCACTGCTTTTTGTGACTTGTCAGCATCTACTCGTTCTTGTAGTTCAGCACCGTCTACTTGCTCACCATAAAATAAATGAACTAATGATTTCTCTCTGTCATTTAGTTTATCGAAAGCAACTTTGACATCAGAACTAAATGCCATAAAGTCACCTGACTCTGCTAGTGCTTTACTGGTACGACCCATGTTACTTAGTGTGTTATTAAACTTAGTCCAGTCATCACTAAGTACAGCAGGAATCATAAGCTTAATGAACTGCTTGTTGTACCAGAAGTTATCTTCTGCATTGTAACCAGACTTATGTGCTTTTTCTTTGATGCAATAGTCTAATGCTGAATTACGTAGTGATCTAGCGAATAGTTTATCTCTATCTTTCTGATTAGGTAGAGCTAACCATTCTTCTATTTTGTTTGGATGTTCAGCAAACCATAGCCACAGTTCTTGTTCAATGTCTTCACGTTCAACCATTGCGTATTTACGTTTAAACTCTGAACCAATCTGCTTGACCATGGCATGGTACATCTCATAAACAATTCCATTAGAACTCATACGTCTTACCCTCGACTACAAAAGATCGTCCATTGATAGGAACAACAACAGGAGTTACGTTACCTCTACGTATGTAGAGAATAGTAAATGCCTGTTGCCAGTTAGCACTACCAGTATTTAGATATGACGCTTGGCTAAGATCCATAAGGTGTCCGACTTCAACTCCGTAGAGACGACTGTGAATCTTGCCGTTGTAACCTTGGTGCTCATGTTGAATTCCCGCTCGATGCGTATGCCCACAGACAACTGAAGACCCAATCTTGCGAGCCAAAGCCAGAGCCGTGCCGCCAGCTTGCCTTGAGATGTTGCCTTCATCTCCATGTGCCAGTACCCATCCTGGCGTAAACTCCCATAGTTTATCGTGATAGGTAATTTCGTTTTCGCTGTAATGTAAAAGCTTGGAGTATTCCAATTCCCGCAGACTTGCAAGGGCGGGAGCGTATCTTTTAACATAATGTTCGACTCTGTCACCGTGGTTACTCCTCATTGTGTGGAAAGGCTTATCGCCTAGTTTGTTTTTAAACTCTTTCATAATAGCAGCAGTACGATCTAGACCTGCTTGCAATGTACCTTCATACTCACCAGCTAATCCTTTGTTCCATCGTGATGGTTCAGGACTATCTGCTTCATCACCAACACAGAAGAGTTCATCTGGTTGGTAGTCACTTACAAAGTTTTGTACTGCACGTACTGATCGTGGATCATGGTAAGGAACTTGCATATCTGGAATCACTACAACTGTTTTCATATGTACCTACTTAGTATTATCCCACTTGCCTTCAATTACTAGTAAAGCAATTAAGGCATAGTTAAGGATGTCAATGAATGTATCTTCAATAGCTTCGTTCTTTGGTTCTTTATCATTAGATAGTAAATGATTTAGTCTTGCTACCTTGTCGTGCAGTCTTACACTTAGTCCGTTCAATGGTCCACCTGGAGCATCAGAGATGTTAGTTGGTCCATAGTCTTCATGCTTTTTAATTAACAGATCAATAGCTTTGCGGGCTATGACTGCGGCTTCAAACTCTAATGGTGGTTTCACTTTAGCACTGGTCGCTTTAACGTAAGCGTCAATCCGTTCGAGTACTTCACGTTGGTTACTTCCAGTCCCATGTTTATCAGGGCTTGGAAGATGTGATTGATCTCTTGCTCGCTGAACTCTTGCATCGTTGTACTCCTTTAGTTTTAATTCATGTTCTTCTAATTCTTTTAAGTCTTGCTTAGTACTCATGCTGCAATCTTTTCTGTGAAGTAACCAGATCCATTGCGTAAGTACATTGAGTTAACATCCTCACCATCTGGCATCTGCATAATGATAACACTATTAAACTCTTTACTTAAACTCTTTGCAAAATCAGAGCCAGGCTGATCACCATCAGCAAACACATAGATAGTCTCAAAGTCTGCCAGTAAGCGTCCGTAGTGCCGTTTCCAAGCATTAGCTCCAGGCACACCCACAGCAGGAATACCGCAAGAATAACTAAGAGTGATAGCATCTATTTCTCCTTCACATACTGCAATAAAATTACCTGCTACATGCAAGGCATTTACATTGTATAGTCTGGTTGAAGTTCCTGCCATACCCATGTACTTAGGTTCTTCTGGTCCCATTGATCTAAACCTTATATCAACTACGCCTGTTGGCGTAATGTAAGGGATAGCTAATCTATTTATAAATTGTTCTTGTCCAGGCAGTGGATCAGCGACGACTCCTAATCGAATCTTTTCCGCTATCTCTAGACTTATTCCTCGTTGTGCTAGATATTCTTCTGCCAATGGTAGGTGTTGCTCGTAATGATTTGTAGCTTTCTCCAGTAATACCTTCTGCGATCTTGATAGCTTCATTGTATTTTACTCCTTCATGTAGTTTGATTACGTTAAATGCATTGCCTTTAATTCCACAGCCGTGACATACAAAGATGTTGTCTGTTACTGATACACCTGCTGATGCGTGACTATCACTATGGAAAGGGCATTTAATCTTTTGCCAACTACCGTAGTCTCTTCTTAGTCTGCCACCATAATGCTCTATGATTGCAGCAATAGGTGGTACATCCATTAGTATCCTGCTTCTTCTATTAGTTTAAACCAGATGTTTACTGGCATGGTTGCATACCATAGTCCAACATCTTGTGTTCCTTTTTTCTTATGAATCACTACACCTGTATCAGCTTTGTCGTTAATCATTTCTACTTCTAGTTCTTTTAACCACGCTGATAGTTCCATCTTGACACAGTTCTTTACTTCAAGTACAACTCCAGGCACACCTGCAATGTCACCTCGATCATTGACTCCGTTAAGAGATCGTCGTTCGACATGCTTACGTCCTTTACTTACTAACCAGTTAACCACTGCTGTTTCAGCAGCCGTACCTTTTTGTTTACTTTTGCTCATGGCATTCACAATCACATTTCAATGTATAGTTTTGTATGTTGTTAGTAAATTCTTTAGGACATTTACTGTGCTGCTGCTCTGTATCGTGACCAAGACACCAACCGAATTTACTCATCGTCGTCGTCGTAGTCTGGTGTGTTATTGGTATCCCAATTAATACGCTCCACTTGGTACTCCTAGTTCTACTATCTTTAGATGTTGTTTGTATCTGATGTCATTTGATATTGTTAGTTCTTCTTTTAATCCACGATTAGCTGCTCGTAAAAAATCTATATCATCTAATGCTTTTTGATATAGTTCTTCTAGTGTTAGTTCTTCTTTGGGATTAGGATTGTCACGGACATAAGCTCCGTTTACACCTTTCATCTTGCTTCTTCCATGTCTGCTATAAACATATACTCTGGATTAAACTGTAACCATACTGGTGATTTACCAGACTGATCTGCTTTACCGTACCTGTTCTTAACTGCAGCCACACCTAGTAACCCACCACCATTCTGTCCAACGGTAAGGATAAGCGCAGGTAACTGTGCTACCTTGCCTTGCAAGGATGATCTTGGTTGGCAAGGGTCTCCGACATAACCTTCTTGTGTGTGATGTAACACTAGAATAGCGGCGTTAGTATCTCTTGCTAAGTACTTAAGTTCTTTAAGTGCTGATCTCATGTTACTGAATTCTTCTCCGCCGTCCATACTAATATCCATGAGGTTATCAATAACAATTAAGGCAGGTGCTTCTCCAAGTAACTCCTCAATCGCGGTAACCTCATCGTCGATATCACTAAGACTAGGGGCAGAATCAAAGCTCCAATAAATATGACTGGCAAGAGCAAGGTTATTCCTAGAATTGTCTGTGTCTTCTGATATGATTTTTTCTGCTTCACTTTGTGATACTCCCGTGATCATAGAATACAAACGCATAGCCATAGTGTGTGCATTAGTATCCGCTGATAGGTATAGAGTTGGTGCTTGCATACGTAATGCTAAAGCCAAAGCAAGCGTAGACTTACCAGCACCTGGTGTGCCAGCAATCATACTTACTTCTGCTCGTCTTAATACAATTTGATTTGTATCAAATGTCCTGAATACTGTAGGCATTGGCTCACCACCAATGTCAGGACGACCTACTGCTCTGCTTAATGTTTTCATTTATCTCCAATAATAATTGAGAGGGTAGGTAGCCTTCCCCACTACACTACCCTCTCAAACTTAGGTGCTACTAGAACGTAGCGTACTCAGGCGTGTTCTTCTTTAGATAGATTGCCTTGCATTGATCTGGTGTACCCTGTGGTGTTGGACACATGAAGGCTTTGTAGTGTCCATAAGGTCCTTCACCTTCACGCTTAGTCATTACACCATGGATACAAGACTTAGTTGCTGTACCTACACCAGCTACTGTTGCTACTGGTGGTGCTACAGGTGCGAACACTGCTGGTGCTGGCTGTACTGAGATAGGTGTCTCACTAATTACTGTGCCACCTAGCGCAGCAACCACTGTATTGACTCCTGTGTTACTGGGTTGACTGGGTTGCATTCCAAGAAACAACTCTTCCATTGCAGCAATACTGTTGTTAATTCCATTACCAATTAGTGCATTGATGTTAGCTTCAAACTCAGTAGCATCGTTACCACGAACGGTAATGATAGTACCTACCTTGGTCTTTACGTTTACTACGTAACTACTTTCCATTCTTATCTACTTTCTTTGTTGTTGTTTTCTTTGGTGAAGATGGGTGTCTTTCTTTTGCTTTTGCTTTACGCGCTTCTGTTAATTCTTTTGTTGCTTGATGAATTAATAATTGCATAACATCTAACTCTGCTAATGCTTCATCTAATTCATTTTGAATAAAGTCAAACTTACTTTTGCGAACGAACACTTGCTATCCTTTTCTCTTGTACTTGCATTCATCTTTAACATTACACATTACACAATGATTAAGGTTGGGCATAAACAATTCTGCCCTACGTGCAGTGTCAAACTTAGTAACTATCTCTATGATATCTTCTTTGCTAATGTAATCAAGGTCAATCAACTCATCTGTCTGTCCAGTTCTACCCATCCAGTATGCACCATACCGTGGTCTAATGCCAAACATTTCTTCCATACCTGCAGCATAGAAAGCTAACTGTAAGTCAGACGATGGTGTTCTTGCACCAGTCTTAATGTCTACTACAATTAGTTCGCCATCTTCATTGATCATTACTCTATCAATGTGCATCTGTACTGGTATGTCATTCCAAATGGGTGTAAGTCCTAGTTCAATAGCTGGTACTCCAGGTTGTGGTTCCCATAATACTAGTGGATGTGTGCCGTTACGCCATGTAATCCAAGAGTCAACCATTGCCGCACCATTAACGTTCCACCAATCTCCATCTTCTTTATTTGGATTAGCTTTAGTTGCACGACCTGATGCTCGCCATTGTGCTTGATCAACACCTGTTTTTGTCAGTTGTTCTTGTTGTTGTGCAGCCCATGCTGCGTCCCAATACTTATTCATTACTTACCTTCTGCTTGAAATAGTTCTTTATCATACATCTCTGTTGCTGTATGTACTGCACTACCACCTGCAAGATACCACGTTGGTTGCTCTATTACTTTTTCTACACGGGTTAGATAGTACTTCCAACCACAGTCAAGGTAAGTTGTT